TGGTCGGTCGGCAAAAACCTTGCAATCTGTTGTCGGCACAACGCAAGATGGCGCGATTGGGCCGGAAACATTGAAAGCCGTTGGTCGCATGAATGTACGCGATTTAATTGAAATGTTTAGCCACGCTAAAATTGAGTTTTACAAATCATTGCACAACCAATATTATGAAACGGGTTGGCTCAATCGTGTTGCCACCGTCAAAACAGCAGCTTTATCAATGGTGTAATTATGGCTACTAAACCAGTATTTAAAGACGAACGTAAAGGCCAAGGTAAGGGCGACTATACGGTATTAAAAGACCATGTAAAAGAATTGGCTCGGGAGCTCAAAAAACATGAGTCCGAGCCAATCTCTAAAGCGCATCCAGCTAAATAAGTTGATGTTGTTTTGGCATAACTCGCCATTCGCGCTCTGAGCGACCGGAATTAGAACGTACTAGCATTCCGGTCAAGATGATTTGATAATCGCGCTGAAGCTCATTTAAGCGCCTAGCGACCTGGTTACCATCAAGACCAGTACGGGCGGCAATACCATCTTTGCCTAGAGCGCCGTATTTGCACAAACACTCAATAATCATATCTGAATGATGTTTGGCTAATTCTTTGGCAGAGTCAGCCGCGGCCCAACTGGTTGCGGGATCGGTGTTGCGGGCAAATTGGTTCATATTACTTCCGCTGATTTTAACTTGTGTGTTTCACCGTCATAGGTAAATTTCACATTGTCTGAACCATATCTGCAAAAAGTTTGCACACCTGTATGACCGTGAGCAACTGTTAAAAACGTGCAAATGTCAGGCTTGGGTTCAGGCTTGATGCGGTAAGTTGTAAATTCATCCCAAGAAGGCGAAATCGCATCGACCCAATCATCGTTTCGACTAAAGCGCATCTGAATTTGCGCCCCGTCAGCCCATGCGTGTATTAAGTCTGCGTGTCTGTGTTTCATAGCATCACCAATGATAATAATGGAAAGAAACCAAACACCATTGCAAGCATAAGCAGACCAACAACCCAAGCAATTGGCGGGATACGATCATCAGCCTGTGAATAACGGCTATAGCGCTTATGTTCGCGTGGTGTGCGTAGAGTCCAGTTAGGGTGACTTAAATCTGTTTTATGTGGCCAGTTACTCATCGCTGCCATCCTCTTCGTTATATGTAATCTTTTCAATGTCTTGTGGATCAATGTAAAGATCAAAAGTTTCGCCGTAACAGCACAAAACTTCTTTCTGTAGAAACCGAATAAATGGTTCACCATCGCGCCGATCAATCAATAAGCGCTCGGTGTACTTTGCAGTAATTTCTTTAACCATTTCGTCAGACAACTCGATGGCAAGCAAGCGCATTAAATTACGCCTGCCCTCGTCAGTAAATTCGTAAAATGATCCTTTCATGTTTCACCTATATTGATTAAAACGGCGGGTTACCGTGGCTAGATATTAAGCGATCTGAATACATCAGGCAAGATAAATTAACAAAAGTTAAAAAGTGTTGTTTTTTTGAGAGTGGGCCTACTCGCGGAACTAGGAGGGGGTGGGGAACAACGCTTTCGGCCCTAGATTAAATCTTATTCTTAATTCGATAAAAGCGCAAAAGATGAAAGAAACAATCGTATGCCTCGGTTAATTCTTCGTCGGTATATTCAAATATTTTTACTTCGCCGACTTCGTTGAGATATACGTTGGCACATCTAGCGCCCTCAATGCCAAGACCTGAATCGTACGCGGCCAGCTGCATGATTTGTTCATGAAATGGCGTTACCTTGTCCAGACTGCCTTCTTTGGTTTTAAAGTCAACAACGATGCCAGGCGAGTCGCCAACTGGTGGCACAAACATATCGACCTTGCCGCCAAAGCCATCTTCATGAGCGAATGACTTTTCGCATTGCCAAGGTTGCTCACCAAAATGAGCGTCTAGGGCGCGTTTGACTTCGATGCAATAGATTGGCCAGACTTCGACCGTTTCGCTCTTAAAGAAGCGCTCAAGCACGCCATGCATACGCGTGCCTCGGTCTGCTGCCTCACGTCCAGTTGACTTACTGTCGGACATGACTCGCTCGAGCCAAGCTGCCTCGGGTTCGCCATCTAAACGTGGCAAAGTCAACGCGGCCAGTAGCACTTGCTGTTGCAGCCAAGTGTTCAAACCGTGTTTAGCAGCCACGTTAAGAATAGTTGTTACCGACGGTACAAGATTCTTTTTGCGAGCATCTGCGAGGGTTGTGTTGCGAATACGCCCATCTTTCATTGTTTGGGTATATGCGGGAGTGCCGTCTAATTCGTACCAATGGCCTGATTCTGAATTCATTTGTTCACCTTTATTGCGAGTTGTTTAAGCACTTCAATTGTTTCGTCGATCCATTGCTTTTTGTCGCTATCAATCACATCGTTTATTTCGATCTGAGTTAAGCGCCAAGCCGCAAGGATCGCTTGTTCTTTTAGACTAGAAAGGGACGTCGTCATTCATGTCCTCAAGTGGCACAGTTGTACCCTCTTTCATTGCACGATACGCACTATCCGGTTTAGCAGCTGGTGGCGCATCTGATTTACCGCCGAGCATTTGCATTTGGTCTGCAACGACTTCGGTAGTGTATTGATCCACGCCATCTTTGTTCTGCCACTTACGAGTAGTCATACGACCCGCTATAAAGACTTGTGAGCCCTTTTTTAAGTAATCCCCACATATCCCTGCCAGTTTGCCAAATGACGTGATTCTGACCCATTCTGTGCCATCTTTGTCTTTGGTTTTCCAACTTACGGCAATGCTGAAATTGCAGATTGCCTCGCCAGACGCCGTAAAACGTACTTCAGGGTCTTTGCCCAAGCGCCCGATAAACTCACAACGGTTTAAATCGTTACTCATTATTTACCCTCCAACTCTGTTTTGATTCCGTCGTACATTGCTTTTAAGACGGGTTTTTGATCGGCCGCGCAAGATTTGTAAAACGTGCCGAATTTTTCTTTAAGTGCATCAAGCGTTTTGCAAGCAGCCATTTCGTCAACTGCCCAATCCATGTCGAGTGTGACAGCAACTGATTGTGTGCGAACTGGCGCTTTTGATGCTGCGTTACCGTCGTCATCTTCCGACGCAATGCCTAAAGCTGCCTGCAAACCGTACCGTTTCCCGTACGAAATTGCCGAGCCAAACCCTTGGGCGTCTTGTTTGGTCGCCGGTACAAACAACATACCGCACGACATTTCTTGACCAGACTCATGAATCAAGACCGTTTCGACAATAACGCCGTGGTCAGCGCTATGCAATTTCTGCACAAATGCTAAACCGTTGGCGTTAAGTGCCGGCCGCACAGCGTCGATCACACTAGCTAGGCTAGAGTATGCAGATTTAAAGTGGGGATTTTTTGCGTCTTTGGCTGCGTGGTTCATTGCTGACTGAGCCTTAACTAGCGATTTTGCTAATTCGTTCATTTATGCACCTATATAAAATGGGGCTTGCGCCCCGTTGAATTATTTATTTTTAACGCACTCATGACAATCGCAAACAATTACGTCTGTTTTTGCTGATTCACGCAATTCTTGCATTGTGTCATAACCACGCACATGAACAACATCATCATAAAAACGCCATCCATAAGGCAACGTCAAAATGTAATCATCACTAAATGTGCCTTGCTCATGGTCTACATCACGTTTAACGTTTAATTTATATTTCATTTATGCACCTATATTTGTTTAATGGCTTTAATGCCATAACTAAATATTAAGCCATCTTAATAACAAATTCAAGCAAATTACAAATTATTTTATAGGGGTTTTCCCTAAGTGTTGTATTCAGCGATCTTATTCAGTAGAATTAACCTATGACAAATTCAGAAATTATCAATGTGCTAGGTGGTACGAGCGTAGTCGCTAAACTGTGTAATGTGAGTCCAGCGGCCGTGTCGATGTGGCGTAAGACCAACATCCCTGCGGACAAAATGCTTTACTTAGCGGCTACGCTCGAAAAGTCTACGGAAGGTGTACTAAATCGTAGACAAATGTTTCCAAATACATACAAAATCATTTGGCCGGAGCTGCACTAATGAAATGGACTATCAATAGTTTGATGGTTATGGATGACATTCATCCCGATATGGTGACAATGACCAACTTTACGTTGACAGACACGCAAAATGGATTGACAGGTCAAGTTTCGTACTCGCTGAACCTGTTGCCTGCCGACCCTAACAATTACACGCCGTTTGCACAAGTGACCGAGGCGCAAGCTATTCAATGGACGCAAGCAGCAGCTGGGCCTGAGAGGATTGCAGCCTGGACAAAAGAAGTGCAAGATCAGATCAACGCACAAAAGATTCCAACACCGCAGCCAGCGCCATTGCCTTGGTTGCCAACAGAAGAAGTTGCGCCGTAATAAGAGTATCGAATACAATTAAATTGTTGTCGTGAGAGATAACGAAGCCGTTTTAGTCTGTAGCCTGATTCACTTGCGCCTTGAAAACGATAGTGAATTCTCTCACCAGGATACAGATTAAAGCGGCTTTTTTCTTGCTCACAGCATCCGTCAGGGCGCGTAAGCTAATAGGGCAGAAATCACCCGTACCCAATTTGACAGGCAAGGCCATCACCCGCCCAAGCCTCAGAGCGTTAACTGGCGACTCTACAAGATTAGCGGACATGGTGAGACAAGACGCTAATCGAATTAACATTCACTCCGTGTAGGACTGGTATATATTTCTTTACATATATATGGGTCAGGTAGATAACAGCGTAGGCAACTGCGTGCTTATCACCCTTGGGGCAGCTATTGTTTGTTAAATATGTATAACAAACGTCCTAAATGTCACATAAATAATACATTTAGCGGCTTTATGTCTCATTTGTAATACATTGTTATACACATAGGGTAAACACCTAGCGATAAATATCTTGACATGAGAGTTAAGCAAGCTGAACATGAAGGTTTTTAACTAGGGGATCAAATGAAAAAACAACCAGTCGCAATTGCAGACCAAGGGTTCTACAAAAGTTGGACGCTTGAGCAGGCCGCAAGTCGTCCAGGCAGTCTGACCATTCTGCAAGCGCCCAGCCGCATCAAACACACAGTCCACCATCCTGACGGGAGAATTGTCCGTGACCAAGAATCAACAACAAATAATGAACGCAATTAAAAATTCAGACAACTGGATTACGATTGCTGAAATCGCCAAAATTACGGGTATTTTTGAAAACAATGTTTACAAAGTTTTGCGTACAACGCCATTTTTAAGAGTGGATCAAGCGCAGATAATGTTAAAAAACGGTC